AATGGAGTTTATGAAGATTTACAGCGAAGCGGGTATGATAGGTGTCGTAGGGGCTTTGCTAGTGTTTATGGTTTACTCTATGAGCAAAAGAGGGTCTGCTCAGGAAGAAAGTTTGCGAGACCTAAAAACAGAAAATAGAGGGCAAAGTGAAACACTTGAAAATATGGAGGGTATGGTTATTAAACTTATTAACCGTTGGAATCAAAGTGACGACAAGCTTGACAGAAAATTTGATTCAATTACGAAGGAAATTAATGATTTGGATAATCAAATATCGGAAATAAAAGGTGTTATTAGTAGATTAAATGGAAAACATTAGGAGTTATTATGCCAAGAAAAAAACAAAAAGCTATAAGAAGAACTACTGGTAAGGGCGGTAATTATAGAAAAACTAAATCTGGAGCAGGTATGACTAAAAAAGGAGTAAGGGCTTATAGAAAAGCAAATCCCGGTTCTAAGTTAAAAACTGCTGTAACAGGAAAAGTTAAAAAAGGTAGTAAAGCTGCTAAAAGAAGAAAGTCATATTGTGCTAGGTCTAAAGGTCAATTAAAACGAAGTTCTGCTAAAACAAAAAATAATCCTAATTCTAGAATAAGACAAGCTAGAAGAAGGTGGAAGTGTAAATAAGAGTTATTATGCCAAGAAAAAAAGCTAAAAAGAAAAAAGGTTTGTATGCAAATATACACGCTAAAAGAAAAAGAATTAAAGCTGGTAGTAAAGAGAAGATGAGAAAACCCGGTTCAAAGGGTGCTCCTACATCTAAAGCTTTTAAACGCTCTGCTAAAACAGCAAAAAAAAGACGCAGAAAGAAATGAAATTAAATACAAATATTTCTATAGAAAATGTAATAACAGTAGCTGTTTTAATATGCAGTATGACTCTTGCATTTGGTTTTATGAAATATGACATAGATGCTATTAAAAAAGAAATTAATTTAAAAGTAAATAAAAGAGAAGTCGTAGCTGATAGAGAATTAATTGAATATAAATTAGATGTAATAATAAAAGATATTGCAGAAATAAAACAAACCTTAAAGGAGAACAAATAATGGATTTTAAAAAAATTATGTTAGCAGTAGCTGAACAGCAAGCTGACCAATTTAAAGAAAAAGCAGTTGAATGGGTTCAATCAGAAGAATTTCAAGATGAACTTGCTACTAAAATAAATAAAAAAATTGACATACCATTTGTATCAGAAGATAAAGAACAAATATTTTTTGAGAAATGTGTAGACTTAGTTGCTGATGTTATTGAAGGATTATTTAAAGGTAAATAGTGCCTAAATCTTATTTAAATATTAATAATTTTGGTTTAGGTATAAATAATGTAAAAAACCCCAGAGATTTAAAAAATGGTGAATCAGCAAATCTTGAAAATTTTAATGTATCTAAAAACGGAGAATTAATTCCAAGAGGTGCGTTTAGTAATGCTACCAATGGTACTGGTGTTGAAATTATTAGTAATGGTCAAGAAGTAGATAATCTAACAACTAGTATTACTGCTGGACATGGACTTTTTTATTTTGAATCAGATAGTCCATTAGGAGTTAGAGGAGTTTCAGTTAATACTAATGGCACTACAGGAACAATATCAGATGACCCTGATGGTAATGCTAAGTATACAGTTTGTTTTTACGATAATAATAAAATATTTGTAAATAAAGATAATTTTTTTAGAGATAATGCTGCATTTTATACTAGTTCTGATGGTATATATACAGATGTACTTCCTTTTAAAATAATGATATCAGGAGCAGAAGAATCTTCTAATAATGGAACTTTCACTGTTGTAGATATTTTAAGTTTAATTGATGGTGCTCAAATTACAGTAGAAAGCTCTAATAGCCATACTATGAGTAGTAGTAAAATTAGTGCTGTTTTAGTATTATCTGAAAGCACATTAACATCAGAAAATGTAGCAAATGGTAGGCAAATTAGTTTTAAAGCGGCTGGATTTGTTGGTGATTATGCTTTAGCTATGGGAAGAGATACTGCTGGAGCAAATGCTGTAGATATATTTTTTGAAAGCAATGGGTCTTGGACATCTGGTGCAATTACACCTAGACCATCTAGTCCGGGATTAAATGAAGGTAGCTCTGAATTTGTTTTTCATTATGCTGAAAATGTTCTTAGAGTTGCTGATGGTTTTTTTAAAGAAGATTCTATTCCTAAATGGTATGGTTTTATTGATAGAAAGCATTTAGCTGTAGGGCTTGGTGCTACAGGAACTACTTATGCTCATGAAATTAATCCAGCATTTTATGAAGCAGATAACAATTTATCAACACCAACAAGTGCTAATTACACAGCAGAAGGAAGTGTAAATGGTAGTGCAGAGTTTCCATCTAGTGGTAAAGGATGGGGTTTATCAGTGTACGAAGATTCTGAAGATGGAGATTGGATGGCTGGAACTTATAAATTTGCTTGTTCTTTTATTTATGATGGCAATCAAGAATCTTTATTAAAAGAATTTGATGCTACTCAAGCAATTTCAGTTAGTGGCAAATCTATTATAATAAATGTTTATGCTAAAGATGACGGTACAAATCATTATGCTAATAGAATAACTGGCGGAAGAATATATATAAAAGAATCTGATACTGCTGAAGCTACTTCTGTAGGAGAACCTTATTCATTATTAGCCGACATAGATATTACAAATGGAGTTAGAACTAGTTTAGATTCTGATTATCAAGGATGGACTCTTGATGGAGCTGGTGAATATAGAATAACAACTAATTCTACAGAAGCTAATCGTGGTAATGCTTATTGGAAGTTAAAATTAAAATCTCCTAATATAGATACATATGAAACAATAAATGGATATAGTTCTACGTTAAAACAAATATCTTTTGGTCAAAGAGGTTCTGGTTATAAAACATCTTTAATTGCTGGAAGAAGAACATTTGTTGCTAATGTTTTGTATGATGAGGATAATTCATCAAGTTCAAATAGCAGTTCTGATTTTAAACATTATGGGGATAGAATTATGTATAGTGAGATAGGTAAGTTTGATACCTTTCCTTCTCATAATTATATAGATGTTGTTTTAGGTGATGGAGAAGATTACGTAAAATTAGCTTATTTTGCAGATAGAATTTTAGCATATAAACAAAGAACTTTACAGATAATAAATATAGCATCGCCTTCACCATCTAATTGGTTTTTAGAAAAAACTGTTCCGTATGTTGGTGTAAAATATCCTTATTCTGTATGTGAATGTGAACTTGGGGTTATCTGGGCAAATAGAAATGGAGCATATTTATTTGATGGTAATTCAGTAAATGAAATAACAGAGGGTAAATTAGCTGATAAAGGTAACACAGTTTATTCTTCAAGTGGCTGGAATGCTTTTTCAAGTTCCGGAATTCATACAATATCGGTTGGCTATATACCAGAGTCAAAACAAGCAATATTTATAGACAGAGTTGGAGTTGCTAACCATGCATTTTATTATGATTTTAGGTATAGGGCTTGGTATTATGGAAAATACGCAGCTCCAAATTCATCAGATAGCTTTAGTCCTTTAATGTCAAATTTTGTAAATAATAGTGAAGGAGCTTTAATAACTGCTTACGACACTCAATCTACAAATTTAGGAGATGCTGGAACAGGTAAAATTGTATTTACTGAGTATGGTTCTGCTGAAACTACTCACAATCATTATGTTTTACAAACAGCAGATTATGATTTTGGTCAACCGGGTTTATCTAAAAAAGTATATGCTATATATATGCATTACAGGCATAGTAATAGCAACGCTATAGATGATTCAAAAATAGAATATATGATAAATAATAATGGAACATGGACTAGTTTTAATGGTAGTACTAACGCTATAGTTCAAACTCATTCCTCATCTAATAATTACAATGTAGTTAAATTACCTTTAAGTAGTAGTGCCATTATTTGCCAAAGTATTGCATTTAAATTTGATTTAACCTCTTTAACGGAAGTTACTAAATTTTCTATAAATGATATTGTTGTTGAATATAGAGTTATAAGAAAAAGAGCTGCTTAATGTCTATTGATAACAATATAGATAGAGAATTAAGAAGGTTAAAAAATTATTCTCAACCAAGTATTAATGTTGATGGTCTTTCTAATAGAAATCTTTCTGAAGGTGATTTAAAGTTTACTAAAGATAAAACAAATTTAATTTTAAATAAAAAACACAAAGGTCTTTTATGGCAATCAAAATTTTATAAAGATGGAAATCAAATTGTAGATAAAAATCTTACAGTTAATGGTAATTTAGATGTTAAAGGAAATAGTTTAAAAGTAGATGGTATTTTAAATGTTGATGGCAGTATTGATTTAGATGGTAATTTTGATATAAATGGAACATTGTCTGCAAGTCAAATTGTTGAACACACTGGAAATACAGGAACAAAAATTGCATTTGCTACTAATACTGTTTCATTTTTTTCAGCTCATCCAAATGCCGGAGGAGTAGCATCTTTACAAGTTAATTCAGAAGGCGTTATAATTAATAATAATGGTGAAGAAGACACTGACTTTAGAGTGGAATCTAATACTATTGATAGTGCTTTAAAAGTTGATTCAGGAACTGACACATTAAGTTCTGATTGTGTAATTATAAAACTACCTAACTTACCAACAAGTGACCCAAATAACGCAGGTCAATTATGGAATAGTTCTGGTACATTAAAAATTAGTGCAGGTTAATATTAATATGTGCAATATAATATTTTTTAGCTAAATTCAAAGGAATTTTATTATGAATACATTATTAGGTTACTCTTATCAAAATGGTGGGCAAGTTTCTAAGAAACTAAAACCTATACCTAAAGATAATCCCGGTCTTGCAAAACTACCACAAGAAGTTCGTAATAAAATGGGTTATATGCAAGAGGGTGGTAGCGTTAGTCCTGCATTAGCAAGATTACTTCGTAAAAGAGCAAGGTATGATTCTCAATTAGCATATGAAGAAGCATTAAGAGAAGAAGCTAAGAACAGAGAAAGAGCTTCTTTATTTGGTGGCTTTGGTTCATTAGCTGGTAGTTTACTTTTACCTGCAATTACTGGAATTACTGGTGGAGCGGCTTTACCATTAATAGCAGCTTTAGGTTCATATGGTGGTAAGAAAATAGGTTCTTCTGCTGGATATGATGGTACTCCAAGATTATTGAGTTCTGCTGAATCTAAAGACTATACTTCTGTAATAGATGATAAAGATTTAATATATGGTAGTGATGCTTTTGGAGATTTAAGTAGGTCTTCTAGGGATTATACTAGGCAGGGCATAGACCAAGATGCTATTGTAAGTGGATTAAAAACTGGCTTATTGGCTGGGTTTGGCGGTTCTGATAGCATATATGGTAAAGCTGGTTCAGTTAATTTATTAAAAGAAGGTGCTGGGCAAAGATTTTCAGATTTATTTAAACAGCAAGCAATGGCTAAAACTATAAAGCCTTTAACAACTGACCAAGCTAATTATATGGTAGGTGCTGAACAGGGAATGTATGGTGAGCTTGCACCATTTAAAACTAGCTTTGGTCTAAACCAACAATCGATAAATCCTATGGCGTCGGGTATGTCTAGGGTAACTCCTAGCATGGTATCATTTAATCAAGTTGGTAGTGAACCATATAATTTATTTGATTTTACAAATATATAATGAAAAATTTATTAGACTTAGTTCAAGATTATCAAACTGGTGGATACGTTAATCCATTTGACCCATCTGGTCAACCTACTCAAGAAGGTATTATGAGTCAGTATGATATAGAATTAACTGATGACAAGTATCAACCATTTCTTCCTACTTATGACCAAACAAGTGAGCAGTTTGCTATTGACAATTACATATTAGGTAGGGAAGGATTATACTCTGGTGCTCAAGATGCTCTTAGTACTGCTGGCGTTCAACAACGTCAAATGGAAGCTACAAGAGGTTTTGCAGGTAGTGGTACTAATTTACTAGATACCACTAGAAGTGATGTTGTTAGTCAGTTTGGTAGAGAGGGTCAGCGTATGCTTTCTGGTTTACAGCAAGATATATATGGACAAAGACGTGGATTTGAAGACCAGTTATTATCTGCTATTGGAGATTTAGAACCTGCAGCTTATACTATTGGTGAACCTGATATTACTGTTGATACTTTACCTACTTCTGACCAAGGAAATGTTATGTATAACGGTCAATTATTTATTTGGAGCGATGCTGACAATGCATATTTACCTTCTGGTGGTGATGGTGAACCTACAACTTTAGGATTTAATCCAGATGGAAGTGTTCCCGGTGGAAACAATCCACTTGCAAACGCACCGTGGAATCAGCCCGGATATCAGCCACCAACAGAGATAACATCATGGACTAATACTGCTGATGGTAAGACCTATATATTTAATCCAGCTGATGGTAGCTGGCTTTGGGATGGAATAAGTTAATGGCTAGAAGAAATATATTTGACAGAGATACTAGAGCAGGGGATTACTCTGATACTCTAGGTAATTTTTTAGAAAACATACCTAGTATATATGGGCAGTTAGCTAAAGAAAAAAGACTTGAGAAGCAGTATCAAGATGAAAAAAACTTTAGAACTACTCAATATAATAATCAACTCTTACAACAAGCTAGGAACAATAAAATTAATGCAGATAAAACCACAAGAGCAGAAGAATGGCAAGATTTTCAAAAAGAAGATAAAGAATTTAATAATAGATTAAAAATGGCTGAACTTGCATCTATAAATAATCCCGGTGCAGTAGATTCTTTTTTATTAAGTGAGGGTGTAATAACTCAAGAAGATTTTAATTCTCGTAAATCTATAAATAATGATTATAGTGATTTAATTACAGATGTTGATGGTTATATAAATATGACAGTAAATGACCAATTTGATAATTATCACGATGCAACAGATATGTATAATAGATTAAATCAAAAACTAACTGTTCTTAAGCCAAATAGCCCTATGGCTAAAACTTTAAGAGATGAAAAAAATAAGTTAAATAAATCTCTTAATTTTATTAAAACAAAATCTGGTCAAGTTAGACCTAAAAGTGAATGGTCAAGTCCCGCAGATGCAGTTTTATATAATCAATTAACATTAGATTTAAATGATTATAATAAGCAACTAAGGGAAATAGATGCTCAAATTACAAAAGCAGAGGCATCTAAGCTAGGAAATAATACTTTATTACCTTTGTATGCCGCAAGAGATGCCTTACAAGTAGAAACAAAAGATTCCTTTGGTAAAAAAGGATATGAAGGTAGTATTCCTAAAACAATAACAGAATTAGCAATGATGGGCTCTAAATATAAATATCCATCAATCCCCGATAAACCTACTCCGGGTGAACCTACTCAAAGTTCTGGATTAGCAGATGCTACTGACGATGATAGAGATAAAATTATTGAAGAAAGAAATAAATTTATAAATTCAGTTGAGCCATTACTTCGTGATGATGAGGCTGGTTTGGATGCGTTATTAGATTATTATAGAGATGAGGGGGATGAGTCTTTTTCTAGAGTAGAAAGTACCGCTGATATTCTTAAAAAACAATTAGATGCTAAAGCCCCAAAAATCCTTGGTATTGTACCTGATGTAAGTAATGAAGATTTTGCTGGTAATGAGGGAGATTTTAGAATAATTGATAATCAACCACAAGTAGCAGACCCAGTAGTTGCTGAAGGTGGAGAACCAGAGCTAGAACCAAATCCAGAAGTTGTTAAAACTGAACCAGTAGTTACTGAACCAAACGACACTGTATTACCTACATTATCTGCTGATTCACCTGTTCAACAATTTTCTCAAGGCATTGCAAGAGATGCAAGTTTACCTCCTATTGATATGGGGCAACAAAGAGAAGAAGTTCTTCAAGAAGCTGAAAAATATGATGTTCCAGCAATTCCTGAAACTGGTGGTGTAAATCCAACAACAAGGTATATCGGTACAGAGTTATTAAGCGATTTAGATTTTGTAATTTCTGAAAGAAAAGAACTTAAAAAAATAGAAGATAGAAATTCACAATCTATTAGAAAAGATTACAAGCCTAGAAAAAATAGATTATCTAAAATAGAAAAAGATATAAAATCTAAAATTGGAAAATTTATTAACCCTGTTAGTGGTGATATATCTATATCAAATCAAAATTATAAAAATCAAATATTTAATAGACTTGAAAAAAAGTTTGGTGAAGATTTATATTTTACATTAGCATCATTATCTAATATTAAAAAATAAATTAATATATTATGCCTCCAGAGGAAACAATAAGTCCATATAGTTATTACTCAGACTTAATAGATAGGGTTATAGAAGACCCTAACTCATACCAAAATTCAATTTCCAATATAGAGAGAGCTGGAAATAAATTATATAATCAAGACGAAGTAGGTGACAATCAACCTGTTAATTATTTATCTGAAGCTAAAAAGATTGAAGAATCTAAGATAGCAGAGTCATCAGTAGATAAAGATTTATATGGATTTATACCCGGTGACTGGCTACCTAATTGGGTAAAGAATGGTTATAATAATAGTATAGAAGGTCTTGGCTATCAAATAGCAACTGGTAAATCTTTTTTTGACATAGGTACTTATGCTGAGGATGAAAAAGATTATCCTTTTCTTGAAGATATAGGGTCTACTGTAACGTCTTTTTTAACTATTACTGATATTGGTACGATAGCATTAGGCGGTGGACTTGGAGGTGCGGCAGTAAATGTTGGCTATAAAAAAACCGCCCAACAAGCTGTAAAAGCTTTAATAAAGAAAAATATGACTAAGGGTTTAGGAAAAGAAAGTGCAGAAAAATTAGCAAAAGAGACAGTTGAAAAGATTGTAAATGAAAATAAATTAAAAGCAACTCAATTATTAGTAAACGCTGGTTCTAAGAAAGGAATTGGTGGCGGAATTACAACGGAATTAGCTACTGAAATAGTTGAAGCTGGAGCTAAAAAATTACCAAGTAAAATAATGTCAGAAGGCTTAACAGGAGCAGGTGGATTAGGTGCTTATAGCGGTATTCAGTCTATGTTAAATCAGGAAATACAAACTGGTGATATAGGTGTTGTCCAAACATTAAAAGATACTTTTGTTGGAGGTGGTCTTGGATTTATGACTGCTGGTTCTGGAGCAGGGATGAAAAAATATTTAACTTCAAAATTAGGTGCACCTGTTACTAGAACTCAAAAAATAGCACATAGTACAGCAGTTAAAGCTTTAGAAACAGCAGAATTTGGGATTGCTACTCCAGTATTAGAGGGTAGAGTTCCTGAATTAAAAGATTTTGCTCATGCCGCTGGAGTTATTGGGGGTTTAACTACTGCTAAAATGATACCAAAAACTGCAATAAAATTAGCTGGTGTTGATAACCCTATGTATGGATTAAGGGAAGCAACTACAGAAATGGCTAAAGCTAGATTTCAAGCTAGGCAGGGAAAAGAAGTATGGAAATCTAAAGATGGTAAAGAGTTAATAAATGTTTCATTTGATTTTAGTCAAAAAAAGGGGAATATTGTAAAAGGTAAGGAAGTAATTCGTGATAAAGAAGGAAATGCTGTAAAAGATAAAGATGGAAATCTTGTAGGTAGTGATAAAGAAGTTGTAATAACAGAAAAAGAATTTAAAGCACAAGGGTTTGCTAGAGATAGAGCTGGTATGGATTCAAAAAAAATGGAAAACTCTAGAAGGCAAGAAGTTTTTGGTAGTAAAACAAAATTAAATTTATCGGATTCTGAATTTAGAAGTCGGGTTGAAAGTATTACTGGTAAAAAAATTGACCCTAAAAAAAATAAAACTGGTTATAGTAAGTTAAGTCATATTGAGCAAATTAAATTATTAGACCTTCTTAGAAAAGAAAGATTGCAAAAGAAAATATTTGAAAATCATAAATCTGAAGGTTATGATGAATTTTTTATACCTAAATCAGTTTTATTTAGTAAAGTAATCCCTTTTATGCAAGTAAAAAATAGAGTTAGAACTAAAGCTGGCGAGCAAACTATGATGGAAATTAATAAGATTGATGCTCGTGGGATAACTCTTTCTGGTCAGTGGATACAAGAATTAAGAGATGCTGGTATATATACTGGTGGCTCAATAGGTAGATTGTTTGGTAAATATAGAGTTCAAACTCCTGATGGTGAATTAATATTAAGAACTGAAGGTAAAGCTAAAGCTTATTTTGAAGATTTAGGTAAAAGAATGGATTCTGCTGAAATAAACCCTAAGACTGGTAAATCGCATCAACAAGATATAGATGTTGTTAAAATTAGAAAAACAATGAATAGAATATTTAAAAAAGCAGAAAAAGCAGGATTAGATATTTCTGGTTTTAGAGAAAATTATTTCCCACATAGGTATAAAAAAGAATACATAGAGCTTTTAGGAACTGACATAACAAGACTTATTAGTAAAGACCCTGCTCTTGAAGGTTCTAAACTTTCACAGAGTGATGTGGTTGTACGAAGTATTAAAGATATTATTAATTCAAAGAATGTTAGTGCTGAAACAAAACAGATACTTGAAGCTATTGGAAGTAACATAGAAAAACAAGGCAATCTTAATAAGGCTCAATCTTTAGCTTTGGCTTTTCAGCAAGTTAGAGATACAATATATGGACAAAGATATGCTATTGCTGGAAATATTGAAAGAGAAAGAACTGTCGAATTACCAAAGGAAATAAAGAATAAAATATTAGAATGGGACACTAGACTTGTTTTAACAAAGTATGTTAATGATGCAGCAAAAAGAATTTCTCAAGTAGAAGTATGGGGTAAAGAACATCAAGTTATAGAAACTAGAATATCTGAATTAAAAAAATTAAGAGACTCTGCTGGCATAGAAAAAAACCCTAAAGCATATAATTTATTAGAAAGAGAGCAAAGATTACTTAGGCAGGCAGTTGATTCATTTACAAATATGATAGAAGTTCAACCAGAAAGCAATTTTAAAGACCCACTTGTTCGTAAATTTTGGTCAAATGCAGTTGATTTTGAAGTAGCTACTAAAATAGGTCTTGGATATGCAACTGTTCCAAATATAACACAAACTCTTATATCTACAGCAGTTAGAGCTGGGTATTGGAATACGTTTAAAGGTGCTTACAATCTTGCTACAAACCCTGAAATAACTTTATCAAATGGTAAAAAAATGAAGTACAAACAACTTATTGGTTCATCTGGCATAAGCCAGCTTTCTGTATTTCAAATGGTATCTGGGCTTGAACCTTCTAGTAGTTTTTTTGGTAAGGCTGCACATACTATGACAAAGATAAGTGGTTTCCAAAATATGAATAAGTTTAACCAATATTTAGCAGCAGCTGCTGGTAGAGAATACGTTAAAGGATTAATAAAAGCTAAGGATAGTAACATTTCCGCTAGGAGAAACTGGGCTAAGGATAATTTAAGAGAGTTAGGTTTACCTGATAATGTTAAAAAGCTTACAAAAAGACAAGATTTAGAATCTATGTATCGTTTTTCTAGGGATGCACAACTGCAAAGAAATATACTTAATGACCCACTATCATTTAATGACCCTAGAATTAGACCATTTATTTTATTTAAAAGGTTTGGATATAAACAAGCTAATTGGGTAAGGGAGTCAGTAGTAAGGGATGTAAAAAATGGTAATGTATTACCAATACTTAGACTTGCCGCTGGAGGTGCTTTAGGTGGCTCTTTTGTTATATGGGCTAGAAAAAAAATAAATAATATATTAGCAGGTGAAGATGAAGTATTTGATGAAACAAGATTGTTTTTACCGGGGTTACCACCGGGTACTCTTTTAGGCACAGGTGGTTCTGATGTCAATACGGATATGTCTGAATTTACTTGGAGTGATTTTTTTGACTTAGCTGGGTCAGTTGGTGCTATGGGGTTAATTAGTGATGTTTTAGCTAATGAAGATAAGATTCGTGCATTAGAGTTTTTAGTTAAACCAGCTATTGCACAAGATTCACATAAGTTTTTAGTAGCTTTACAAAAAATATATAAGGATATAGATGATTATGGTATTGGAGTAGGTAGCTTTAAAAGGTCTGCTAAATATATTTCACCTATGTTTGGTACTGCTCCAAGAAGAATTGCTCAACGAGCAGAAACACCCGGTCAAAAAGAAACATATACAAAATATAGAAGAGGGATTGTTAAAGGTAGGATATTAGACTATTTAATTGATGGTAAGGATAAGGAAGCATCTAAAACCATTCTTGCTTGGAATCGTGCTTATCCTGAAAAAGCTTTATTTTATGATGATATTGGAGTTGATGCAATATTTGATAGACTTGAAAAAAAATATAAGAAAAGAATGAATCCTTAATCTTCTTTAGTAGGTTCTTTTGGGGGGTCGTTATCAATCTTTTTATCTAAATCTTCTCTTGCTATATTATTAGCAATCTGTACTTCTGCAAGCCTGTCAAATATTTCTTTTAGTTGTTTCATATTATACTTTCCAAATTCCGTCTTTTATTTTATCTTTCTTTTTATCAATACGTGAGTAACCTGTATCATTATATAGATAATACTGAAACCCTAATTCCTTATCGTGAATACGATGGTATAAATATCCTTCGCTTTCTAGCATATCTAAACTAATTAAGGTAATGTCATCTACTTCATACAACTCACCACGAACTTTACCACCTTTATCTTTTAATAACAAAGGAAATCCATATCCACTAGGTGCAAATATAGAATGGTCTTTTAGTGTTTGTTTTTTAATAAATTTAGAACTCTTTAAAAAGTAATGGTTACTACCACCTTTCTTTAAAGTTCCATATACAAATACTTTATACATTAGATTACCTTTTTATTTGGTCTAGTTGGTAGGTATTGAACCCCACAACAAGATGCTGAACTTTTTAAATCATATATTGTGTTCCCCATTCCAGAATCGCCACACTTTTCGCAGTATCCCACAACATAACCATTTGGGTTTCTACTCCATAAATTATCGTGTATAGTTTTTTTATTATCTTTAAAATCCCAAGAACTTAAACACATTTTCCAATTCTTAATTTTAGTCTTACCTCTCATCCAACCACTAGCCTCATAATGATTATAAAACTTAATAGCATTATCTTTGCTTAAACCTTTAGTTATAAAATAATCAATAACCATATCTAAATCTTTAGGCTTTGCTTTATAATCATTTACAACTTTTACAGGTTTTTTATCTACTTGTATTTTTGTATCATGAGTTGATTCTACGTGTAAGGCAATAGTATGCACCATTTTTTTACATAAAATTTGAAGTTCTTTAACTGATTGTTCTAGTTTAGTTATCCTGTTCATTTATTGCTTCCTTTTCACATCTTTTACAAGTTAATCTTTTTTTACCATAAGTTGGTACGTTATCATGGTATGCCGTTGGTCTATATTTATAATGGTTTTCCCAAACTAGCTTACAACTTGTACAATACACTAAATAATTATCGCTACTTCTATCTATGTTTCTTCTTTTTGTTGTCTTATACGCATGGCTTATATGATGCTTACCCAAATAAACATCGGATAAAATGCTGTCAGCAGTAAAAATATTAATCAATTCATCACTATAATAGTTATCATACATTCTTATCTTCTTTTTATTAGTTTTATTTAATTTGCTCAAAAAAACTGCTCCTAATTCTTCTTATATCGTTAGATTATTAATTTTTAATAGTAAGGTTCGACTATTTATTATAATGCAACAGGGGTTAAATAAATAACCCCCATTACGATTTAACTTAAATAAGTGATATTTAAGTCTAGAAAGGGTTATCATCCTTCTTTTGAAAGTTACCCCTGAGTTGAGTTTTACCATCTTTTGTTTTATTTATCCAAATAGATGCTTTCATATCAACTCCGCCAACTTTAGCATTACCTGTATAGTCGGGTTTGTTATCGCCTTCATTTTTATAGCCGTTTTTTAACAAACTCATACTATTATCTTTCATTTCATAAGCCATATTGACTCTCCTTTATTTATAGGTGTTATACATAATACATTTAATTTCGTAATTACTAAAGCCAACCAGTAATTAGCCAGTCTTTTCCTATTATGTACAACACCCTGTTATTTAAAAAAACTTTTTGATATTAATTTATCAATGGGTGCTAATAATATTTCAGAATCGTTATTGTCCCCACCCATTACACTTTTAACTAAATCTTTTTTATAAAGTTCCCTAATAATATATTTTAATTTTGGAACAGGGAAACTAAGCATAGAAATAATATCTTTATCTATTGTTAATATATGAAACCACCAATCTGCTTTAGTTCTAGCCAAACCAGATGGCTTACCTTTATAACTTACTTCTATTGCTATGTTTCCTGTATCCACCCAAGTATCACGTTCTGTTTTAACCTCAATTTTTCCACCTTCTGATTGGAGTATGTTCTTTAGTTTATCTTCATAAACCATACCAAACTCTAAATCTATATCAAAATCGGGGTTATACGTCATGGTTAAATTCCTTTAACATTGATAGTAGCATGATAAATTTTTCATAATCAAGTACCATATATGCTTTACCATAATCTTCTCTTATGACAACACCATCTTCTTCTTTCTCAGGTTTGCACCACTTGGCTATCTTGGTTCTACGCTTACAACCATAGTATCTGCCTTCAATTTCTATGTCGCCTTTCTCATGTTGAGCACCACCTCTATCTCTATTGTAGGCTTCTAAGTTGTATTCTTTAGCTAGCTTAACAGAAAACCTTTGTAATTCAGCACCTCTTTGCCTATTTCTTTTGCCTTGCCTAACTCTTTTCGGGTCTTTTTTCTTAGCCATTATATCATTTCTCCATTTATTGTTATACCATCATCATCTGTTGATATACTAGATATTTTATATTTTTCTTTAAAGTATCCATTAATACTTAAGAATACATCTACTTCTTTATTTTTAACAAAACCACCATCTTTTAAAAACTTTTCACTTTCTGTAAGTGCATTTGCTAAATGATTTGCTTGCCATGTAAGTATTTTCTTTGCCATTACTTATGCCAAGGAGATGCAAAAAAATTATAAGTACCATTAATTACTTTAGTCATAAATATGTTTGACTTATCTATGCTCTTCTTTTTCTTTGGTTTTTTCTTTACTTTATATTTTACTGGCATACTACTAACCCACCTCATTTGTTTTCTCTTTTAATCTTTTAATTCTATCTCCAACTTTCTTTCGATATAAATCAGCATCTTCATCATTCTTAGCATAAAACCTTATGCCATCGTCTAATAAATACTCTTTATACCCTTTCATTATTTTTTTCTTCATGTTCTCTCCTAACATTCCCGACTATAATCGGGGTTTATTGATTCAGTACTAATATTATTTTCTGCTATTGCATCATTATACTTAACAATTAAATCAACTCTTATATCTTTTAAATCGCTGATTAACTTGTAAAATGGTTGCTTGTAATCAACATTAGATTTAGACCAATCAGAACTATAGATGTTTATCTTTACCATATTTTGCAAAGAATTAACAATCATATCTAACTCTTTAATGTTAAAATTAATCTTAGCATTTATTTTTTCGTATTCAATATTCAAAATGGAAACTCTCCCTTCTTTATTAGTTCTACTGCTCTAGCGACATTATATTTAACATATTGACTAAAATCATTAGTAAATGTTTTTTCAAACACATCAATGTTTACGACATTATGTATAATATCTCCCTTATTTAATGGTGCAATCATGCCTGTTTCGTTGTCTCTTTGTTTTTTTAAATCCATTAATTTCAAATACTTAGAGTATCCCCAATTTCTCTTTGGTTCAAACTGAAACCCTGTCTTTTTCTTATAGATAAATATGCCATTGTCTTTAACCTGCTTACCCTTATAAGATAAATTCTCATTATCCTCTATAGCGTAAACAGGTTTATAGACATCAGATATATGGTTACCAAATCTGACATTTGAATTACATTCAACATCAACTATTCGTGCCCTATATCTACCTGTGGGGATAACATCTTTATAAGTCTCCATATTTAGCTATCATTTGGCTAATTCTATCCAAACTAACCTGTAGATTATCAGCAGTTATCTTACCATCATCTAATGCTTTGATAACCTTTGCCTTATCGGTAGCATTTAAAGACTCAGCGTTCTTTCTGATTATTACATCAAAAGTTTCACCAATCTCCCCTTTCTTAGGAAATAAGATACTTTCATCTCCTTTTGGTAGGTCATCTTTCTTGCTATCATCTACAATATTCTTAATACCATCATACCCATGTATTACGAACTGCACCCACTTCTCAATATTCTTCATATTGTCAGCGTTTAGTTCCATACCTTTACTAAAGGCTTCTACGGCAATACCATGCCTTATCTTACCTTCTGTTATCTTATCCCAATCGGGTTGTTTATCGCTCATAATTGAACTTCTCCTTCTCCTTTTAAACCGCCGCCACAAACTTTCCAAAAGTTGCAGTACAATTTATTACACTCCCAAGAGTACATTGGTGCAACTCCTATTTCTATGGCAGGGTTACCTTTTTTAAATCGCTTATTCAAATCCTTCCAATAAGCCTTTGCTTCTTCTATAAAGCTTAAGTCAACAGAAAGTTCCCTAACTCTTGAAGTATCTTTATTATAAAAGAATAATGCAAGTTTTTTAAGCCTTGTATTTGTCTCTCTTTCGTACCACCATGCATATGTACCTAATTGTAAGTGGTAGCCTAAAGATGCATTTGGTTCTTTATATTTGTATCCAAATAACTTACTCCATTTTCTAGAGTTACAAGTTTTTATATCGTACAATGCTCCGTCATCGGCAATCAAGACATCTAAAAACCCTCTGACATTTACATCGGGTAGTTGTATCTCTTTTTCTATGTATATCTTAGCACCATTTAATTGTGCATATTCTGTTAAAGCATCTTGAATATCTTCATGTACCATATCCCCCATCCTAAATAACCTCATTGTGTTATCATCAATAGGCGATGGCTTGACACCTGCAACATTTTTAAAGTAGTGTTTTCTCATACACATACCTGCTGAAGATGCATGAAACCATTTCTCATTACCTACATATCTCTTCTGCCTATTGGCTTCGTTCTTATCTGCTATGTACTTATCGTATACTTCTTTAATATCAATCACTTAAAGTATCTCCTTGCACTCGATTCTTAATAAAATCGTTTGCCCACTTATCTAATTCAAGTAGTTCTTTTGATTTAAATCTTTCAACAACATCTATAGCTATATTAATGCCACATATTTCATGAAAATGGTAGTCGTGTTTAGGTTCTTTATCCCATTTATCTTCTAACTTTTTTACCTCTTGCTTTAGTTCTTTTTCTAAATTATCTAATGTTGCAAACATATGTACCTCCAATATAATAGGGAGTGAGAACAAGGAGGTTGTAGCAGAGTCCTTGCCACATGATATGTATAAGAAACTCACTCCCTATAAACTTATAAATTCTATTAATAAATATAAACTCTGCTAACATACCTACTCCTAACTTAATTATTAAATTCTAATTTTACTAGTAATTTTGATAAGGGCAGTAGCCTCCGAAAAGGAACATAATCAGAGACTACTAACATGACGTTGCCCTAATAAACAACTAAACTGAATGCCTTTATTATTTGTTTAGTCGTCGTATACATCTTCTTTATATCCATACTCATCAAAATACTTTCTTGCTAATTTTACGCCTAACAATATAGAAAGTTCCTCAAAATTATCTTCTTGTATCAATCTATATACTTCTTTCATCTTACCCATGCTTATGCCTTTCGTGATAATCATCTATACATTCATTTAATACTTCCATAAGGCTATATACATTAGTAACAACCACATCGGGTGTACCATCTACTTCTTTTTGAACTGCATCATATTTAACTATTTTACGTCCTCTTAAATAAAATTTGTTTTTTATTTTCATAATCTTTCCTTGTTTATGGGGTGGGTTGCCCCACCCCTAGTTAGTTACTTTAACTTTTCCACTTAGGACTTGTCTTTAACCATGGAGCATCATCTTCAAGGTAAAGCTTACGACCTCTTGGGTAAGATTCATGTTTATATAGTTCTATTTTCTCAGGTATTCCATCTTCTAAAACGTACATCCATTTTTCCCAATGCCATTTGTTATCTTCAAAGTATACTAACTCTTCGAATTTATATTTGCCGTGATTGACTATAACATTCCATCTATTTTTTAGATTAGGTTTTTTTGTTTTCATTTGAACTCCTTGTTCTTATCTTGTTTTAAGCTTCATGCTTACTCTATATACGCAATATGTTTTAAAAAGTTCCAAATTATTTTTTATCGAAGGGGCATTCTAAAAATGATTTAAAAAAGTTTACACCTATTATTTGATTATTTTTTGGTGTGTATTTCTGAAACGCTATTGTATACCTTTTATTTTTTCTTGTGTTTTTATACCACATAATATGCATCTTACCATAAGCCTTAACAGGTATGGCGATATAATCAGCATCGGTAGGATGAACTCTTACTTGCACAGATGATTTAGTCATCATTGTAGTATGATACTTAACCTGTATTTTTGTGAACTTCCTACCTTGTTGTACTAATAAATCAATGTGAAAATCATCTACTACAGGTGCATACACCCTTAAATTTCTTTCCAACAATGATTCAATTACCATTAACTCTCCCAAATAACCCTTACGAGTTGTGGTTAATTTTATCTTTTTTGACATTATGTATAATAGAACCTACTTTCTTACGACTTTATTTACATTTAAAGCAAGTTGTCTCCAATTATCTAGCCTACTTTCTGCAACATTTAACTTGCTTTTTAAGTGTGCAACGGCTACTACTAATATCATTGTTGTTATACATAATCCATAAAGTATCATTATATACCTCCGTTTTTATTTAGTTCCATGTGTGTTAAATATGTTTCTATCATATTTTCCATCATGTCATGGTCTATATTATTTTCTTCTCTATAAGATTCAAAATCTATATCGCCCTCTTCTGCTTTCATTGTTCTTTTAAAATCATCATATAGTTCATCAAACATTAAATCGTTAGTTGTTATCATGTTACTTTTCCTTTTTTTAATTAATAATAGTTCAGCAGTTAGGTAAACAATGGCATCTAATAATTCTTCGAGTGCCTCTTCTAACCACTCTCTGCCATCGTCTACTTCTAACTGCTCCCCATACTGACGCTTGCCTTTTTCCAAACGCTCCTCTATCATAGATAATATTTTTTTATTCATTGTTATTCCTATTATACATAATATCTAAAACATCCTTGTAATCATCATCTATATTGCCACTTAACCCAGATATTTTTGGATAATATATTGCGAATAATAAATGCTCTATCTCATCTATTGATGAATTTGATTCGTAGCGTATCCATTCAGATATTTTATTAATCTTTTTATCTACATCTTTAATTTTAGTCATTTTTATACCCCTCTTTATAGTTATTATACTGCCTCTCTACATGATAAATAAAAGCATTTTCTCCATGGTCTATGAGTCTATCTCTTAAATCGTTGTAGCAAAATTCTTCCTTAGTTAATTTAAAATCACTCATCATTTATTCCCTTAAGTTCTATATTATAATCATTAGCTACCTTCTTAAGTAGTATCTCAGTATAATATTTTTTATCACTAGTCATTTCTAATGTATAACCCATAGTAAATAAATACTCTATAGCCTCCATACATTCTTTTTTACTTACCTTATTTAGCATTATTTGTTCCTCCCTAAAGCACACCACATTAATTCGGGTGTGAGTCTTTTTAAATTACCTTCGGCACATCTATTTGCCATCCTACGTACAAAGCATACTAATTCATAATCGATACTATCCATAGCACCTCTGCCAATTTGTACACCTGCATTTTTAAATTCTTTTTTTATTTGTGTTTTTGTCATGTTATTATTCCTTTTTTTATAATTATTGACTTGTTAATAAAATTACTTCCCCTTCAACTTCATAGCCACTATCATTAGTGTTCATAATTTTAATATCATATACCCAATTATTTGCTAAATCGTTATTGTCAATTAGTACATTTATTGGTAGCGTTTTATCTTCTACTTTTTGTAATAATTTAATTAAATCTAATATGGTCATGTTATTTGCTCCTTTAATTGAGTAAGGTTGCCTCCTACTATCTTTTATGCTATGAGTAATCCCAATTCGTGAAAATTATAAACTCGATGCATAACTTCATACTTCGGTCAGCAACCTTACTATGTTTTTATAGGTGTGTCAGGTCTTTTATGGAATTAACGCATCCCTGCGAACTGCCGTTTTATCAAGTCAATCTTTAACACCTTATTTACTTGCTTACATCTTTTATACGCAAGACTTTAAAAAAAGTTCCATAATAATATTTTATATATAAAAATATTCTCTTTATTTGGTAGCTTAAATAGCTTTCTTTATCTCTTAATAAATGATGCTTATCTGTCATAATAAACCAATCCATTTTTGACATATTATATACCCCTCCAAGTTTTTTTATTTTCTTCTCTATCTGCGAGTAATTCCTCGCCCCTAATATAAGCGAACATATTTACCACCGCTTCGGGACTTGAAAAATCTGTAGTTACTTCCCCGAAATTATCTTTTTCATATTCTTTTATATAATCTATTACCTTAAAAGCGTTATCACCTAGCCATTTTTCAGCCTTGTACGTGCCTATTATATAGTAATCTTCATTAAATAAATGAAAATGAAAATCCTCCTTCATATTCTCATAATCTTCGTCTTCTTTCCATTCATTTATAGAATCGTTTATATACTCTCTTAATTCATTATCTTTAAATGTTAATGTATTCATTTTAATTACTCCTTGTTTTTGTCTAGTTATTATAATTTTTTAAATAATTGTAAAAAGTATTTTCTAATTTTATTCTATTTACTTTGTGCATTGAAGGATGCATTACGGGACAATTTTTCTTATGGTTAAAACCTATTGAATGTAATATTTCATGCATTATTAATTGGTCAAATAATACCCCCTTATATTTAAATGAATTTTCGGGAATATGTATAATTCTTTTATTCAAATAAGCATATCCTGCAACACCGCTCAAGCCTTCGGGGCAATCTGTACACTTGCTTACAACTCTTACTTCAATTCTTGGTAGTTTTGGCAAATCTAATCTCTGTAATTCATTATTATATTTATATATTCTGTTTATTACTCTACGCCTTAAAGCGTAGGTATCGTTATCCATTTTTAATAACTTAGAACCATAAGCCGTCTTGTTTTTTAATTTGTTTTTATACATTTTATTCCTTATTTGTTTTGTTATTATATATACGCAAGAAGTTCTAAAAAGTTCCAAAATAATTAAAAAAAGTTTATAAAAAATGGCTCCTGGTGGGGAAGCTGGTGGGAAAAGTAACCAGCATATATATAATTAAGTATACTTAAATGCGTCTTTAATAGGATTATGTATAATAAGACATAGCCCCAAACAAGCCTTAAACCCGCTCAAATCGGATACTATTTACCCGCTTGCATGAAATATATATATAGTGCCTTACTTGCTTGCATATATTACTTGCTTGCATACATTATAATAAAAATGGGCGTGCGTTATTACTTGCGTGCATAAGATATATATTAAAAAAACTTACCAGCGTTTACCAGCGTGCATACAATATATTTTATATATATACATCGTTATAATTCTAACTATTTTTAAGCAATTTGCTTATTTTTCCAGCATTTTTACTGAAAAACAGGTACTTAATTTTTAAGTTTTAGATATTATGTATAATAGAACTATCTGTATTATACATAATGTTGGAAAGTGGTTTATAAAGTGGGTTTCCAGCTTCATTTTTTGCTGTTACAGGTAAGGTTTCTCCTCGGTTACCCCCTGTTTAATGCGGCTGCACTGGAAACGCCAGAACTGGCTGCTTAATAGCTGCGTGCATACATTTTTATATATATTGATAATTTTGGACACAAAAAAAGGAGAGCCTATCTCTAGACCCTCCTCTTCTTTATTATCTCCTTATATTATTCGTATCTATATTCTAAATCACCAAAACGACCCCTATACCATACTTTTTTTCTATTCTGGATTCGTTGGTTTATAGTGCTTATAAAATTAGGATTCATATTAACCTCTAAGTTATGGGGAGAGATTGCTAGTCTCCCCCCTGTTATTGATTATATCCTCTTAGGATTTCCCGCTACTCCATCTAATTGACATGGCTGACAGTGACCTAATTTTCTCTCTCCAAGAGTCATAAGTCCACTGAAGCAAGTCCTACATTGAGTTCGTTCTATATTCTTCGTATTATTCTTCTTTTTTAGTGGTTCGTAGTTTTGATAGACGTAATTGCCTCGATTCCAATGAGTAACAAATTTCTTCGTTTCACAATAGGATTTATTAGAGTACCATATGGTATTTTTCTTATTCCAATGACCCATAAATTCATTGGCAATATTCCAATTTCCATTTTTATCTAAAAATACTAGCTTAGAGTTACCGATGGATTCTTCGATTAATGCCATGATAGAATTATTAAAAATAAATCCATTAGGCATTCCTCTCAAAATATCGTTTCTAAAAACTAGAGTATCAGATTTTTTCTTATGGTCATCAACAAATCCAATTATTCCATTGTGAGCGAAACCCAATTCATCGTTTATCATATGAGGATGGCAATTAGTTTTATTCGTTAATCCGTGTGTCGTTATTCTAAAATGAATAATTGATATCGGATTATTGAATTGCTCCATATCTCTAGAATAACTATTATAGAAATCATCAAAAACAAAAAACCCTTTTTTGATAGTTAGATTTCCATTCTTAGCGAATAGGTAACCCGACCCATCAGGATTATTTTTAAATGATTCTGCTAGTTTTTCCTTTGATATCTTAGCGTTTTTCTTCTTTAGTATTACAATGCACATTATAGTATCATTCCTTTTCTATCTAGGTTAAAAGATGTTGCAGTTCTATTTTCAGAATTTCTGAAACCACCATCTAAAACAAGTTGCCTATTAACTTTATCCTTTGCGTTTCCGAATAATTGCTTTTTCTTAGCATTGGATAATTCATTCATCTCTCTATCTAAAAATATACATAAATTTGAATATCTACTTTGATTATTAGATAAAAACTTAAGGTATCCCTTTATTCGTTCAACTTCGCTTTTTCTGTTTACAATGTCTTTAAAAGACGTTTGCGAACAATAAGCAAGCAAAGAATGAATAAATTCAATAGCCTTTGATAGAGTCATAATATTTAATGTACCATTAAAGATTCTAAACTCTATTGAATTAGATGGCTCCATGTTTATAGCAGTGTAACGTGATGCAGTATTAGAACTTTTTTGATTAGCTATGCTAGCAACCTTGTTCCTTTTATATGCAAAAGTTGAATCAGTCACACCTAATAA